TGAGAGTGAACGTCATCCTCTTTTGTTTTGTCTTGATAGCTTGGGTCAGCTCTCTACTTCAAAGGAAGTTTCTGATGTTACTGAAGGTAATGACAAGAGAGACATGACACGCGCTCCGATGATAAAGGGTGCGTTTCGTGTATTGACGATTGCCTTGGGTAAGTTGGGTATTCCTATGATCGTAACCAATCACACTTACGACAGTATTGGTAGCATGTTTCCAACAAAGGAACTTGCTGGTGGTAGTGGTCTAAAGTATTCTGCGGATTCGATTGTATTTCTATCCAAGCGAAAGGAAAAGGATGGAACCGAAGTCATTGGTAATGTGGTTCATTGTAGGAATTATAAGTCTCGTCTTACTAAAGAGAATAAGATGGTGGATGTTCTTCTTCGCTATGATACTGGTTTGGATCGTTACTACGGTTTGATTGATGTGGCAGTCGATCATGGTATCTTCAAGAAGGTTTCGACACGCATCGAACTTCCTGATGGGTCGAAGCAATATGCCAAGACGATTATGGAAAATCCTGATAAATACTTCACTAAGGACATTCTCGATCAGATTGACGAGGCATGTCAGAAGGAATTTCTTTATGGTTCAGCAATGAAGGAGGTTGAAGATGTGGGAGAGGAGTGATATTAAAGAATACTATAAGCTAGTGAAAGATCCAGATCATAAAGTTGAGGGTGCGATTGAACTTACTGCTGGACCCTTTGCTGGATTGATCTATAAGTATGGTGATTTCAAATTGAAGAAGCCTACATCTGAAAATGATTCGCCCCAAATTGAATATCATTTTGAGGTAATTCATGTTCCAGAAGAAATTAGAAATGTTCAGTATCCAGATGAGATGAAAGAAAGTTTTGACGAATTATTGGTCAAGGTTCTTATGGATCTCATTCAAGAAGACGTAGCCAAAGAAGTGAGGGTTGATAATGACAGCACGAACGGAGAAGGTGATATTGACGAGTCTTTTGAAAGACGAGTCTTTTATAAAATCAACAATTCCGTTTCTCAAGACTGAATACTTTCACGATCATGTAGATAAAATTGTTTTCAATTCAATTGTAGATTACGTTAACAAATACAATACAAATCCTACAACCGAGGCGCTTTTGATCGAGGTTGAGTCGAAGGATAATTTAGGAAAGTCGTATGAATCTGTTGTTGAATTGATTAATGAAATTGGTAAAATGTCTTTCGATTGGGATATGGTCTGGTTGAAAGATATTACTGAAAAGTTTTGTCAAGACAAAGCTATCTATAACTCGATCATGGAATCTATTCAGATTCTTAATGGGGAGACAAAGAAAGATAAGGGTGCCATTCCTGCTCTGTTGACAGAAGCACTTTCTGTATCTTTCGACTCTCATATCGGTCACGATTATATTGAGGACTCCGAAGATCGGTTCGCTTATTACAATCGAAAAGAGGAACACATTCCTTTTGATATTACTTTGTTGAATGAGATTACAGAAGGCGGATTGATAAACAAAACTCTGAATGTTCTTATGGCATCTCCGGGTGCTGGTAAAACATTGGCAATGTGTCACATGGCAGCAAGCGCAATGACCGATGGTCACAATGTTTTGTATATCACACTTGAGATGGCAGAGGAAAAGATTTCTGAGAGAATAGATGCGAACCTGATGAATGTCTCTATGGCTGATCTGAAGAATCTTCCGAAACAGCTTTACGATAAGAAGATTACGTCTTTACGAAAAAAGACGATTGGTAAACTTATCGTAAAGGAGTATCCTACCGTTCAAGCTGGAGCAGGACACTTTCGACACTTGGTCAAAGAGCTTTCGATGAAGAAGAAGTTTGTTCCTGATTTGATTTTCATCGACTATATCAACTTGTGTCAATCTATGGTTTATCGAGGTGCTAATGTAAATAGTTATGAAAAGATCAAAAGCATCGCAGAAGAACTTCGTGGGTTGGCAGTAGAACTTGTTGTTCCGATCGTTACTGCGACACAGATCAATCGTTCTGGGTCTGCCAGTAGTGATGTTTCGATGGAAGATGTGGCAGAAAGTTTTGGTCTTCCTGCCACGGCAGATTTGTTTCTTGCGCTGATTCGTACAGATGAACTGGACGAGATGAATCAGATCATGGTAAAGCAGCTCAAGAATCGTTACTCAGATATGACTGCCAAGCGTAGATTTGTGATTGGAGTTGATCGAAAGAAGATGCGCCTCTTTGATTGTGAGGAGGATGCACAAGAGGATCTTATTCAAGATTCTACGTTAACATATAAGAAAAAGGAGAACAAAGACTTTTCGACCATTATTGTGTAACTAAATAAAAGGACAGATTTTTGTCAATCAAAGGAGAATTATTATGTCTGTTGAACTATTAAAGAGTGTTTTCGATATTATCGTTCACGTTGTTGGAGTTGCAGCTATCGTAGCTACGCTTACTCCTAACGAGAGTGACAATAAGATCGTCAAGTTTATTCTCGACACCGTGAATGTTCTTGGCGCAAACTTTGGCAAGGCGTCGAACGACACCAATGCGTAGGTTTGAACAATAACCCAGAGTTTGGGTCACACAACCTAGACTCTGGGTTATTGCTTTTTTATTATGGAAAACGCGAAAGTATTAGAGATACTTGCTGACATTGCTCGTGACCTTGATCGAGACATGAATCGTACTGGTGCGAGACATGCTGCGGCAATCGTATATAAAAATCAAATCATATCCTACGGGGTAAATCAGAAGAAGTCTCACCCGTTTCATTCTCGCTTTTCGGAGCATGATGATGCCATCTTTCTACACGCAGAGACGGATGCCATCAAGAATGCTTTGAGGCAGATTTCCGAGGATGAAATGGAAAAGGCAACTCTGTATGTTTGCCGTGTGAAGTATGATTCTAATGGACCGGGAAAGAAACTGACATGGGGTAACTCGAAACCTTGTATCGGCTGTCAGCGCGCCATTGCTAACTTTGGTATAAAGGACGTTATTTATTCAAATGATGGCGACGGAAACCACTCCCTCTTATAAATAATATTGTATTGTTTTAAGGGGGGAGATTTCTGTGTCATCAAACACTCTACAAGCAGATATTAACGAAATATTACTTGGCTACTATGTTCTAGGTGGCAAGTGGACAGGCTTTCAAGATCAATCAGATACTAAGCGGCAATTAAGTGGAAGAAAAGAGCAGGTTGGGGAAAAGCTATATAATATACAATCATCCCGAGCAGAAGTGATGTCTGATATGACATTAAAATGGGCAAAGCAAAATGGGTATAAAGGAAAAGTTGTAAAAGTTTGGTGGACCGCTCGACCGGGAATTTTATCTAAGGCTGTTGGTTATGATGTAGATTCTAGAAAAAATCCAACAGATACTCTTTTATTATTTTCTGATGGTCAATTTTTGGGTGTCTCTGCTAAATCAACTAAGGGTAAGGGTGATATTGGATTTAAAAATCCCGGTGTGGGCACAGTAGAAAACTCATTAAAGATTAATTTGAAAAAAATAATTGATGATGAAGAATCTAAGTTCACTAAAAGATTTACACTCAGCGAATCTAAATCAAAAAGAAAAGCTGAGATTAGAAAAAATCCAAAAATTAATGAACAGTCTAATTTGGCTAGAGACATTCTTTTGAAAAAAATTCGAGATGCTTTGCACAAGAAACTGAAAAGTATGACACAGCCACAGCTAAAGAAATATATTTTGAATGAATGGATGGATGCCGGATCTATGATTATGCCACCATATATTAAAGTTACAGGACACGGAAACAAAGCACCATTTACTGCTTCTATAACAGATCCATTAAAAGATAGTAAATCAAACGCTATACAAAAAAAGAAAATTACCATAGAAAAAGTGGGGAATGATGCTGTAGGTATTCTTGCTGGCGGAAAAAAAATTCTGAAAATGAGAGCTAAGTATGAATCGCAGGCAATGGCATCATCTGTAAAATTTAGTGGAGATCCTTGGACATAATCATGCAAACATTCATACAATACTTGACAGAAGACGCGAATAAAAATCTACATCTTGAACATCTTGAAGACTTGATGTTTCTGTACGGTATTGATGGTATGCGTTCTGGCATCAACTTCGTTCGTTCTATTCGAGACATGCTTGTCGGAAAATCCAAGAAGAAAGTTGATCTACATGTAAAATGGGATGGTGCCCCTGCTATATTTGCCGGAACCGATCCTGAAGATGGAAAGTTTTTTGTAGGCACCAAGGGTGTGTTTGCCAAGAATGCCAAGCTCGTCAAATCAAATGCTGATCTGAAGAAGTATGGTTATTCTGGCGCGCTCGCAGATAAGCTAAAGATTGCTCTGAAAGAACTTCCCAAGCTGGGTATCAATGGTGTCATTCAGGGTGACATGATGTTCACTAAATCTGATTTGAACTCTGAAACAATCGACGGAGTTGATTATCTTACGTTTCAACCCAACACAATCGTTTATGCCTTTCCTGCGAACTCTGATGTAGGTAGGAAAATCAAGGCAGCGAAGATTGGTATTGTATGGCATACAACCTATACAGGTGATACGCTTCCCGATATGTCTGCGTCTATTGGCGTAAACATCTTTGGACTCAACAGACCCAAGACAGTTTGGTTCGACGACGCTTACTATCACGACTTGTCCGGTAGCGTGTTATTCACACCCAAGGAACTCAAGGAGCTTGACCGCCATTTGTCTAAGGCAGGTAAAGCCTTTCGTAAAGTGAACTCGCGAGACTTGAAAGCATTTATGGAGATGCAGAATAAGTTACCTTCTTCTGCTGTTGGATCGTCTTTCAAAACATATTCAAATTCAAAGGTTCGAGCTGGAGAAGCGATTACAAATCCGCGTTCACATGCGGTTGGTTACTATCCATACTTCACTCGATGGTGGGACACTCACATTGCCAGTATGAAAACAGAAAAAAACAAGGCATCCAAAGAGGCAATCAAAAAAGAACATCTTAGGGTATATCTAAGAACAAAGTCTACATTGATTGCGTTCGCAGAGTTTCAGACACACCTTGTCAATGCGAAGAATGTGATCGTTCGTAAGCTAGGAAGTGGAGCGAATCAATATAGAACATTCATCAAAACAAATACAGGTTACAAGGTAACGGGTGATGAAGGTTTTGTTGCCGTAGACACAAACGGTAAAACTGTCAAGCTCGTTGATCGTTTAGAGTTTTCTTATCAAAATTTCACTGCCATAAAGAACTGGGATTCCTAAATATAATGTAACTTTGGAGTGACAGTATGAACGAAGCATGGTCTTTACAGCGCAGAAGAAAACAGGGCGTTATGATGAAACGTCGCGCAAAGCTCATTGCACGAGCGAGAAAAAGAAAGTTGTCCAGACTTGCTGATGATAAGACGATTAAGAAACGTGCAAAGAAAGCTGCTAGAGAAATATTGTTTAAAAAATTGACTTCAGGTAAAACAAAAAGTCAATTAGCATCCAAGCAGGCAGTTATAGAAATTGATAAGCGAATAGATAAAAATCCTGCAAAGATAGCTAAGTTAGCTAAAAAGATTTATGCTAAGATTAGAAAGAAAGAAGTTGAACGATTTAAAAATATGAAAAGAAACAATTAACCTTTTCATTATCACAGCAGTTAGGCTAAGGGAAACCTGCTATGGCAAAGAAGATTGTGGTTGCGTGGGGTAGATTCAATCCCCCCACCATCGGACATAAAATTGTAATGGATCGAGTTGCGAAAGAGGCAAAGGCACG